ATTCCCTGGTGTCTGGTGATGTAAATTTTACCAATGCACCGGGCTTTGCGTATTTCAAATTTGATGTTGCCGAATCACCTAAAACTAATGCTCCACCTGCCGTGAAATATCCTGTGTTGGTGTTGGTCGACGTGGTTGTTGAATTCCATGTTGCCGACAATGAACTTGCATCTTTGGTTGCATATTTCAAATAATAAAATTGTCTAGCATATGCTTCTTTCAATTTGGCTTCAACAGAACTGTCTATTGTTGACTGTATTTCGCTTTTGTTGTTGAAACTAAAAGTGAATTGTTGCGTGGATTCTTCTCTGTAAATAATCCCGTCCTCTGCGAACACACTTACATTGGAATACGCACCGGTTGGATCTAAAATTTCTTTTGCTCTAGATATACCCGATGCAGATCTGTTTACTGATCTCACCTTGACAATTTCCTGTGATGCTGATAAAGGAACCACCTGGTAATCCTCGGCCGTTATCATCCTGTTCTGTGAGTAGTACACCTGTGGTGCCTTTTCCCTGATCGAACTATTAGATTCCGTTGCCGACGCATTGTATACAGAAGATTTTAGACTAAGCGTTATTGTTAGTGACTGCTGGGCACCGTTGTTGTCAACATATGGCACAGTCAGCTGAACGTTCTGCATGTCAGCTGGTTGTATAGCATACTTGGTGTTGTCACTGGTCCTGTAGTAGGTCCTGAAATTGCCCAATGGTATGTTACTAAAGTTGCCGTCTCCAAAAACAAAATCTATTGCATCGTCATTTTTGGTCACAACATTGTATGTGTTTCTTTCTGCCTTGGATAAAGAATTATAAATTGCGTTGTTGCCAGACAATGATGGAACCTTTGTCCACGCTTCAGACAACAGCCCAAACTGATCTAGTTTGTACAACCATACATCGCTGTCGTTGATGTTGATAGCATCGAGACTTTTCACGTAATTGGTATTTGCTGTGTTGATGTTGAATTCTGTATTTTGCATTGTGCCTTGTTTGAATAAGAAAAAGAATCCTGTGTTGTTGGAACTGTCACCTGATCCATCTGATCTATATGTGTAGGTCAGACCTGTGCCCGGTATTGGATCTGCTTCATAGATGCTTTCTGACTCGTTGATAGAGCTTGGCACTATCTCAAATGCTCTTGATATGCCACCTATTGGTTTGCTGTAGTTGAAAACAGGAAGGTCTAATTGGTTCGACGCCAAGGTGTATACCTCTGTAGATATTCCGCCAATTGTTCCTGACTCCCTTGGTTTGCCAAATAGCTGTCCTGTTTGGTTTGCCGCATTCAGGACAGCAGTAAATTGTTCTCTGTAGTTGGAGTTGGCACTGTCATTCCAAATTATGTTTGAATTTGAAAGATTACTTCCTGTACTATCTAGTACATCCTGCGTGGTCGAGATAGCGTCAATTTTTAAAAGTCCTGTGGCTGGTTTATTCCTCTTGGCATTGTAGTTGATCAACCTTGCCAATCTTAGAATTGAATTTCTTCTCTCTGCCGTCTCCAAGAAATTTTCTCTTGCGTTAAGATCCACTCTGAAACTTAATGCCTGAGCTATGTAGGCAATAAGATCTATCAGTGCAACGTACTCTGAACTCTCGACAAAATCATTGAAATCGTCTGGATAGTTCTCACGTAGATAGGCCACCATAGTCCTTCTCAATGTTTCGAAGTCATATGATTTGAAGTCTGCCTGTTGGAAGGACTGGTAGATCTTTCTCCAATCTTCCGCTACTAGTAATCTGTTCTGTCTATCTGTTGTGGCCATAGTGTATACAACGATATTTATGTGTTAGGAAATGTGCGTATATTAAGATAGACGCAATAGTGAGTTCTCGTCGAAGTTGAATCTCAGTTTCTCTGTGATGTTCAGTGGAACATAGGTTATAGTGGCCTGTATGGCTATGCCCATGTCCGCTTCTTGCACTATGATATCTTCTATCGAAAGTCGAGGATCTGCGTTCAAGTTTGCCGTGATATCCTCTATGATTGCGTCCTTTAGATCTTCTGTGAACGGTTCAAATATGGCGTCGTATATGATTGTGCCAAACTCTGGGTTTTCAACCCTCTCGCCCTTACGTATGCTTAATCTATTGATCAGATCCTGCTTGGCAACCTCGAAGTCATACAGTTTGAAGTTCTGCTTGTCCGCACGAGAACTGAAACCCTTGAATGTCACCTGCTTGTTGGATAAATCTCCCGATCCTGAATCTCCGTATGCCATATAATGTATTTACTCTACGCTATGTCGTCCCTGTCCCTGCCGCCACTGCCCCCTGTGAAGAACTCTTTAACCTTCCTTAAAGTATTCCTTACTATCGCCTGACCAACCTCATTATCTATTAAACCAACTACAAAGTTCATAGCGGCGCCCTTTGGATCTTCTATAGAAGCTTCTATCAATTTCTGTATGTCGTTTGCCTTGCCCAGTAATTCGTTTAGATCTTCTGTAGGCAGTTCAATGACGTCGTTCAGTTTGACCACCTTGCTCAGTGTGTCTGCCACTGCCTTGATAGTTGGTTGTTTCAACAGTTCGGCCTTTATTAATTCTTTTTCAGAAGCTGACAGCTCTGGGCTAGATTTACTGATCTGCTCCATGGCCTCGTTGACGAAAGTTTTGATCCTTGCTGTGCTACTCTGCCTGTCGTATGGCTCGTGGGTTACGAAATCTGTCACTGTGGTCTTGGCCGCCTTCTTGACCACTTTGCCTGACCGTTTGTCAATCGGCGTTTCGTTGTCCACGTCTATCAATGCTTTATCACCTGTGCCTGCTTCTCCACCTGTGGTCCTGATCCTCACGTAGTCGGTGTCAGGTTTGAGCCAACTTGGTCCCCAAGCATCTATGCCAACCTGTCTGCCCATGGGCTTGTTGAAGTGCACCTGTGATCCCTGTAGATGGAATTCTCGGTCAGCACCATGCAGTTGTAGTCCGGGTGTGTGGGATGATATCGCAGTTTTGGCGTAGTCTTGTATGACACCGTTCTGTGAACTGCTGAAAATTCCTTTGTCCCCCATGGCGAACAGGTATCCCTCTGCGTTCAGTGCCACGTTGGTCTCAGATGTGAAATTGATCTGACCCTTGGCATGGAAGTTGATGTTCCTGTCACAGTGTAGGTTGAAGTCCTGTCTTGATCTTAGATTTATTCCACCATCGGAGTACACACTTATGGTGCCTTCCTTGTCCATCTCTATGAATGCCTTACCTGAACCGTTCGCGAGATACACCACACCTTCCGTGTCATGCATCAGCAGTTGGTGTCCGGATGCAGTTCGCAACCTTGTGAGTTGGTTTGTGCCATCCTCCGCACCGTCGTCCATGACGAAACTGTGTCCTGTGTCCCTGTCTGGTCTGACTTCTGCTCCCTCTGGTCCTATGTTCTTCCTACGGCTGTCCTCACGTATCCTTCCTGGTGTGTTGATCCCAAACACCTGGCTGGGTGATTCTCTTCTTGCTGAACTGGATGTCGTACCCCTTACCGTGTCCTGTACAAGTCCCTGGCCAAGCAGTTGGTCTGCCATCACGTCATTTATTGGATACTGCAGGCTGTTGGCGAACGCCGCCGTCTGTGCTTCTTCTAGCATCTTACGATTCTTCTCGCCAACTGGCAAGAAATCCGTTCCGTAGTTGGTGGCTCCGGTCCTGTTTATCTCCCGGGCGTCCTGTTTCGCTCTATAGTTGTTGCTGGAACTACTATAGCCTGGTACCTGCTGGTTGGTCAGTGGCTGTTGCACACATCCAATCCAAAATGCCGATTTCTTTGATGTCTCGCCCTTGGCGAATATCACCAACACCTGTGTATCGATGTCCGGTGGCACAAACCACATGCCGTATGTGTGTTGTGTGCCCTTGTAACTGTCTGCGTCTGATTTGGAATTTGCTTCAATACTCTTGGCACCGTAGAACGGTGACAGGTACTGACACCATATGCAGTCGTCAGGTCCTGGATTGTCAGTGTGTGACAGATCCGGAATGTTCACACCCAACCTGCCCTGTCGCAATGGATCATCAGTGAACTTGACCGTGCCCACGTAAGGGCCGGCGTCCTTGCCTGCGAACTTCTGCTCGAAGTTCTTCATGTTGTCGTGTGTGTCTACAAATCCTACCATGTGTTATGTCCTATAAGCCGGGAACGTTGCCGTTTTCGTCTGCTAAAGTTTCGTTGTTAATAAATTTTATTCTCGCTTTCTCTACTATCTGCTTCTTAATTTCATCCGCCACAAAAGTGTTATTTCCGATATTAACTTTCTTAGCAACTGAGTTGACTAACTTGTTAGCCGCTTCATTTGTTACCTCAAACAGAGGTTCACCTGCTCCGTGTTGATTGTTTAGCCTCACACAGGTAAGAGTCTGCAGGAACTGGCCATTGGAAATTTTGCTTTCTATCCTGACTATCTGGTACACACCAGCGAAGAACAGGTTCTCCTCCGGCACTGTGTTATTGCCCTCGAACATCACGCCCGTCTTGTCGTTGATGTCATCTGGTAATCTGTATACCAATTCCATAAGTGGGGTGTGTGAATCTGCGTTGAACGATCCAAACTTGCCACTATAAATAGCTCCGTCTTTAAGTACTTCACCCTGCTTGTCCAAAGGTATGTATTGGTCCTGGCAAATGAAGGCAGGGTCTCCCAGGATGTCCATCTCTATCCTCATCATGTCTATGGTTGGATTGGTCAGGTAGTCATAGAAGTCCTGGCTACGGGCCTTCATGCCTTTGTCTGTGTCTGCCTTGTTAAAAGTGTTCCTTCCCCTTCTTATGCTGGGGTAATTCCTAAGATGCGTGATATCGTTATTGTCTGGGTCTTGTTTGCCAACCAGTCTTGTGATGACACTGTCTAATTTTTCCCAAACGCCATCGGCGTCTTTTGTGCCGACCTCTATGCCGTTCCTCTGGTAGTACGCGGCCTTGTAGTTGATACGCAAACTCTGTACGTCTGTGTTGGCGCCAGTGTAAATGTAGTTGTACTGTTTTTTCACATCGTTCCTGGCCGTTCCCTTTGACATAAAAATACCTGGTTTCATGAATTTCAACACGTGTATCTTGTATGGTATTACCCTGTATGTCACTATCTTCCTGTGCATTTTAGTGATGTTATCGAATTTGTCGTAATCGGTCTGTACTGAAGTTTTTATCTTGAACCAATCCACAAAACTGTTTTTGGACACAACCTCTTCGAAATCTGCACTTTCATACAGTTTCTTAATACTGTCCTCAGATGCGTCCTCACCACTTTTTATCTGGCCCGTACGTCTAAGATAGGATGTCCAGAAGTCGGATGCAAGGTCCTCGTATCCTGTGGTGGTCCTCACCATGTCCTCCAACAATTTTGTTATGCTGACAAGGTCGCTGATCTGTGCCTCCGCCACTTCAATTTTTACATTGTTAGCAAAATCACCTTTGGCTCCCCTTGCCCGGCCGACCTTTGTGTTACGGACATCTACGCCTCCTATGTATCCCTTAGAAAGATCTACCACTTCTTTGTCAAATTCTATCCTGTACTCGTCTAGGACCTCTCGCACCTTGTGTTCATCCTTCTCCTTGAGTATCTGTTCATTGAGCTGTGTGGCCAACTGATCGCCGGCGCCTTCCAGTGTGCTGGCGTTGATCGTTATCTCACTCCTTGGGAACTTGAACCTGTCATCGAACGCTATGTCGTTGATACGAACCGCTGTGACATCATATATTGCACCACCCTCGTTGACATCTAGCTCGACCCTGCTTATCAGTATTGGTATCTTTCTTACGGTTCCTTCGGCGTCCATGGGCTTTCCGTTCTCATCATACCCCTTGAACTCTATGGTCAACAGCATGGGAGCATCCATATGATCCCTGTAATCGTTCAACCTGGCCGCGGCACGCATCTTCTCAATGAAGGACACACCAAACGGTTCGTGCAATTTGAATTCCATCTTGACGAAGTCCGCCATTCCACGTTCTTCACCTGGACCGACCGTGGAGATCAGGTTCAAATCCTCAAAGAAGATGTCACGTCCGTCTTTCAATACGCCTATGGCGTTTCCGTACTTGTCCTGTATCCGTCCTGCTTCTATTGTCCTCTCTGCAACACTGCCTGTGTCGTCCTGATCCCCTGATTTAGTAATGTCAGCACTTTTGGGATTGCCGGTAACGTTAGGATCACCACCTATGCCCGATGAACGTGCTACCACGTCATGCACAGGGTTGAACAGGAATGTATGATCATGCAGTTCACGTTCATTGACCCCACTCAGCGTGAACAGTGTGGTGTATGATGCAAACTTGTGTAGTATGTTTTCCTCCAGTCCCGGACCGACAGAGGTCTTGCCCATGCCTGGATAACTGGAGTATCGCGGGCCTTCTGTTGTGTTGTTGACTGTGCCCTCCAAAAAACTTTTACGGGTTTTTTCTAACCGCTTTAAAGTTGCATCATTGATGGCTTTGCTTTTGCTCAACGTGCCATTCTTGGCCTTCTCGATCAATCTTTCGATTTCTTTTATATCGACTATACTGTTGTTATTGGTTGTCTTTGATGACCTCTTATTGGCTGTTACTTTTCCCATACTATACTCCTAGGTCACGAGTTATGTTGGCCGGTTTTGGCAACTGTATGGTCACTCCTGGTTTGAAGTCGTAGATGGGATCCTCTATCTGGTCTGGGTTACGCTGTGCGAACACCCACCAAAGCCTCGGTGAGCCGTACAGGTCATAGGCCAGTAGGTCTGGTCTGTATGCGTAGGTCCTCTCTATGGTGTAAGTCAGGTCATCTTCCTCTATGGCGAAACGTCTCCGCACAAATTGTCCCAGACTGATGTCGTTCTGTGGTGTTGAGAAGTACGGTGATGTCCTGGAGTATTTGGCCATTAGATGAATCCTATTTTATCTTTGCCCTTGCCGTTAAGCTGGCCCCTGGCGAATTCCGATAAAGAGAAGTTCTTCACAGAATCTCTGCTGTACACCGGAGTTACCAGTACCGATATGTTTGACAGTGTGGGTGCCCATGTTTGGTCAAGGCTGTTGGGATTGAATTGTTTTGTTAGCCCAAGCTCTCTGCCTGTGCTACCAGTACTGGCCAGCTGGCCTTGGTACACTGTGTTCTGCTTGGTTGATATGTAGTCTATGCCGGGCCTCAGTTCCACGTTGAATGTGTTTATGACCACAGGTACCTTCTGGAACATGTGATCTCCGTATCCTGACATGTGTAAAATAGGTGGTGGATTTCCTTTCAAGTTCGACTGATCATTCTTGCCAAAAAACATCTTGGTCACAGTCCTGAGGAAGTTCACCGTGGCCACCCAATGGGCCGCGTCCTGTTGATTCTGTACTGGGAACTCGCCTATGATGTTCATTGAGTCTACCTGTGAGTTCTGGTATGCCTGGAACGGATAGTTGCTGTGAGTCTGTGCCAAGGGATTGTAGTTGGCAGAATGTTGTATTACCACTGCCGGAGTCAATGGCCAGAAAATGCCACCTGTCTCTTTCAATGGTGCAAGTAAATTGTTGTCCTCTAAAATTGCTTTTCTAAGTGCTGTGGCACCTCTTGGGATCTCAAGTTTTACACGCCAATCACGTGTGTCATTTCTGCCCGACCATTTGGCCATGTTACGGGCTCCCATCAAATGCCCATCCAGGTTTATTCCGGCACCCGTGAGCCTGCCCAGGGTCCTATCGAATATACCCTGTCCAACGTTCTTTAGTATCCTGCCAAATTCATTTGCCATTTAATGGTTGCTTTCCCTTGTTAAATTTCGTATACTTTAACTATATTTATAGGCATAATTTTAGGCGCACTTAATTCACCATACGGAACGATTCAACAGACCTGTTTGTGGTCAATCTCAACAATATAAAGTAAAGGATTTATGAAGAGAGTAAAGTACCTAAACAACAGAGATCTATTGGCACAAATACATGCCAGCAAGAACACATACTGCTCGTACATCTCACCCGAAGATGCACAGTATGACCTAATAGTACCAAACTTAAAGAAAGTCAATGCAAGTGCAGTGGCACAGGCACGTAAGGCAAAGGCCAAAAGATTGACACAGGAAGCATGGGAACAGGCCAAGGAAGCAGGCATGAAGAAAATAAAATTAGCAGACTACACGGTGAGTCCCAGGAAGATCGCAAAAACTGACCTGACTTTCAGGGTCATGATGTTTGATCACATACCCATGGACGACCAAAGAAAGAAGAATCCTAAAAGCACCGCGGACCATCATGCGAAAGTGAACTTCCCTCCGTTCCAGCACTACAAATTTGATGCCAAAGACAAACTGCAATGTATGGGCAAGTCACACTGGATCGGTGGTATGGATAACGGTCACTTCTCGGCCGCTCATGGCAAGATGACCAATCAGTTAGCCATGATGTACATGAAGTTGTGTGAGAGATATGGTACAAGGGCAAACTGGAGAGGATACACCTACAATGATGAAATGCAATCGCAGGCACTTATGCAGTTATCACAGATCGGTTTACAGTTTGATGAATCAAAATCAGACAACCCATTCGCATACTACACAGCGGCAATCACAAACAGTTTTACAAGGATACTGAACATTGAAAAGAAAAATCAAGCCATCAGAGACGACCTGCTGGAATACAACGGCATGACGCCATCATTCACAAGACAGAATGAGAACACTACCGCAGGTCCTTCATACAAGAAGATGATGGAGACTGCACACGGTGATGTACACGAGGTCAACAAGACAGAACTAGCAAAACTGAATAGGAAATTTAAGAAGAAGGGCGAAAATCTAGATCTCAAGTCAGACTTCGAAGGAGTTAAGTTCAAAAACAAAATAGATATGACCGATCACAAACCGATCGTCAAGAAGAAATGGTAGCCAATGGCATTCTTTAAAAAGTTAGCGTGTTTCACTGACATACACTTTGGCCTAAAAGGCAACAGTCGTGTACACAATGACGACTGTGAGCAGTTTGTAAAATGGTTTATAGAACAAGCCAAAGCAGAAGGTTGTGAAACTTGTATATTCCTCGGTGACTGGCACCATCATAGATCAGCAACAAATGTTTCTACAATGAACTACACAGTGTCCAACATGGAACGACTAGGTGCGGCATTTGAAAATGTTTATGTTATAATGGGAAATCATGATCTGTATTATAGAGATAAAAGAGAAATTAATTCAATGGAATATATCAGGAACATACCAAACATACACATTGTTAATGAATGGTTAGTTAAAGACGATGTTGCTATAATTCCATGGATCGTGGAAGACGAATATAAAAAGATTCAAAAAATGAAACAAAAATATGTGTTTGGTCACTTTGAACTTCCT